CTTGCCCGAACGGGCTTTAAAAGGGAAAATTATAAAACATTTTATTCCTATCTTAGCCCGAAGTCGGTTTTTACGCATCGGGAGCATCTTACCAAAGGAGTAAGAAATACTTGGTTTTATTTATCGGCCAATAGAAACCGACGAACAGAGGAACGGAAGGCATAGCCGGCTCTCTAAGAGAGCGGGATACCAGCGGCACATGTTTCTGTCTAGAAAATTTGAATCACCTTATCTTTAGATCTTCATTTTGACTTTAAAATAAGAAATAAACAAAATAGACAATAGGACTCTTAATATAAGAGAACAAATAAATAATGGAGTTAACTTGGTGCTTTAAACTTAAAGCCATTAGCGACAATTCCAGCTGAAAACAGGAAGTTAGCTCGTTGGGGGGGGGTGAGAAAACCCAGATGGTAATCATCTCCAGCGCTCATAAGAACTTGAAAATAATTACCAGGATCAATTACAGCTTGCACAGAAGCAGTAGGAATTCCTTCAAAATCCATATTTTGTAAGGTCCAACCAGCATGTGTACCAAAAGCACTGTAAGACTGAGACAGGAGGTCTGGTGTATAAAGCCAAAAACGCCGATCATAGAAAGGTATGGTAGCCTCTGCTACGATTTGGGGAGCATTAATAGGTTTAAACATCATACCAGCACCAAGTCTAGATGAAACAGATGTTCCATCTATCATGGTACCTGCTGCAACAGAATCATCAGTAGCATCAAAGTAAACTTGCCTAGAAGGATTTGGTCTTACATTCATATTATTTATCGTAAATTCCGCGGCTTCATTTGCTGGGCGACCAGGTTCGTATACGTTAATTACCATTACTACGAAAGAACCAGCCACACATGCAAAAATGTGCGGATAGTAAGAAAGAGGGGTTCCTCGAAGGTTAGAGTTTTGATCATAAAAGCGATATGCCTTATTATCAGACCCACGCATAAATACTTGGGCATCAGACATAGCGTGGTTAACTTGCCAAGGGCATAGATCAAAGGCAGATACATAAGTTCCAACAAAAGTTTGATTT